TTCGGCGTCCTGCAAGACAGAGATTGTCTTTGATGTGGTTGATATCTCTTTCGACAACAGTCCTGATTTTATAGGTACTGCCATAATAATTCACCTATTTAACCTTTCATTTATATAAATTTACTTGTTATCTGATTACTGTCTGGTTCTGCGTCTTCTCTGCCCTCTGACCGGTGGTTCCGGTGCATTCATTGCACCTTCAGTTTCTGGTGCGGCATCCGTTTTATTAGATTCAGACTCAGACTCAGTAACTTCTGGTTCTTCCTGAACTGGTTCAGACTGTTCAACTGTCTGTTCAGCGGTCTTTCTTTCCTTGCGCGTTCTTCTTGGTGGTTTCTGTAACTCAGGGGCAGGTACACTTGCAGCCGCTTCTGCCGCAACATCAAAATCAACTTCTTCAGAATCACCTGCTGCTTCCTGAATTGCTTCATCTACTTTTTCCTGATACTCTACAAGTTTCTCATGGTTTTCAGCTTCTACCTCAGCCCTGCTCTTGCGTGTTCTTGTAGTCTTTTCAGCTTTTTCAACTGGTTCTGCTTTCTGTTCTGCTTTTCTGGTTCTGGAACGTCTGCCGGAAGCATCCGGTTTTTCAATATCACCTGCTACTTTCTGGTCCTCTTTGTCCATTTCTTCATCTGACTTATATGTACCCAGTTCATAATAATTTTTAATCTTGTCGTACACATAGTTCAGATCATTATCAATGGCATAATTCTGGAACATTCCAAGAGGTGACTTAACTGTATCTTTTCCGCTGTTCTGAGTGTAAAAGTAATATTTAGCTTCATATACACCAGTTCTCAGAACGATTGTAAACAGTCCTTCAATAGTGATCTTCTCTCTTAACAGTTTTCCGATCAGCTTAACTGTAGTCAGTCCATTGTCCAGAGTTTCCAGATGGGTCATATAAGCAACTACCACATCATCCGGTAAGTCTTTGCACACATCAATGATCTCAAAGTAATTTGCACCGAAATCATTGTACTTGTCCCATCCAGTTTCCTTGATTCTGTTCATGTAAGGGATGGCAAGTATATACTGGAAATCATCAACCACGATCAGCTTTTTACCAGCTTTGACCTTTTCCTTCATGTACTTGATAATTTCTCTTGCATCTGTCACATTATCCAGTGTTTCAAAATGATTCTTGAATGGTAATGGTTTACCTACCGGATTTACTACTGCTGTAATAGCCGGGTCACAATTTCTCATGCTGGTACTTTTACCAGTACCAGACTCACCCATGATTAATACTTTCTGTGCCATAATTCTTATACCTCTCTTTCTTATTCTTCATCCTCTGGATTGTTATTACCCTCAATGACCTTACTGGTCCACATATCAGCCCAGTGAAGGATCATATAAAGCTGTGTTTCATGCCCCTTGACACCATAGTTTGCAGTTTCATACAGTCCATCATGGTATCTGATGGCAAATTCTTCATCCTCTGTCAGATCAATGAACAGGGTTGCAAGTTTAATGGATCTGGTTGCGTGATCCAGCGGTAACAGTGACGGATTACGTTTCCATGGTTTAGCATCTGACTGTTTACCGGATTTCAGGATGTTAGGAATGTACATCTGTTTTCCATAATCGCCGCATTTACCGAGATCATGCAATAAGGCGGCAATCACTACACTATCCTTGATTTTGTTGTAGCCTGCACCACCCAGCAGGGAGACACCGATTTTTTCAGCAGTAAACATTACATTGACTGAATGTGCCGCCAGTCCACCTTTTTCATGTGAATGGTTTCCACCAGACGCAGGGGCTTCAAAAAATCCGCATTCTCTCATATACTCAATCAGGTCAAGGACTCCATCACGCCCGGTCTTAATCAGTTCTTCCCTGATAATATCTGGGTAATTGTATTCAACCGCAGTTGCTTTCTCATTCGCCCCTTCTGCAACCTCATTTTCTAATGTACCTGTTGCAACCTGCTCTGCTGTCATTTCCTCAACTTTCTTTTTTGCCATGTTTATTTATCCTCTCTTTCTTAATTTTTCTTTCCACTGATCCTGAAATTCAATGTTATCCAGGTACCATGAATTTCCCTTTTCAGTATCTGCTACAAATTCCTTGAAATTATCAAAATCTTTTGGGTACAGTAAAATCCCACGTCCACCAGCTTTTCTGATGTTCTCAAGATGATAAAGCTGCAACTCTGATGGTTCCCCTCTCGGTGCTTTTATTTCAAGTCCAAGGAATCTACCACGCATACACACCAGTAAATCGGGAATCCCACTTTTGGTATAAGCCGCACCACCCCAGTATTTCAGGAACCAGAATCCTTTTCCCTTCAGGAAGGTTTTCACCTTATTTTCAAAGTTCTTTTCTGCTGCCGTATTACTCACCTCTTTTCTCAGATTTATATGTATATCCGTTCGCATAAGCAAACAGTGTCAACCATGCAAAGTTGATACAGCAAATGATCCCAGGAATCCAGGAATAGGAATCTAACAGACTACCAAAATATAAAAATGAAATACCATTGATAAGTGTAATCAGCTTTAAAACTCTATTTTTCAAACAACTCATCTGTCAGTTCCTTCCCCTTTCTCAATGCTGCAAAATTCTTTTCCTCAAAACTGCCTTTCACCAACAGGTAATAATAAAAGCAACTTTTATCCTGTCCTATACGGTGAATACGTTTCTTTGACTGTTCCCATAAATCACAGGATCCTTTGCCAAGTGGCAGGGTGTAGTAAATGATCTTATTTGCTTTCTGAAAATTTCCACCCATTGCACCAGCCTGATACTGAATGAATGTCACGCTGTTCTCTACACACTCATAGGCATACATTGAACGCCCTGAACCATTCACAAAACTTACTTCCCGGTCAAGTGCTTCACATATTTTCCTTAGCCTTGTAAGTTCCTCATTAAAATTGTAGAAAACAATCACCCTGTCTTCTGTTGATTCCAGTAAGTCCCTGAATGCATCCATTTTCTCCTGATGGTACATTCCGCATAACTGCCTTGCATACAGAATCTTAGTAAGACTGTTATCACCTACCAGTTCCGTACCATCATCTAAAACCAGATAACCATTTTTCATGAAATGCCTGTACTCTTTGGTAGGTTTCACATAAATCTTCTGTTCAATCTGTTCAGGCAGTTCAATGACTTCCTGCGTTTTCATAAATACTGCCCCATGTTGTGACAGTTTCTTTTTCAGATGATCTACGTGTTTATACCCAGTAACAACTTCCCGTTTGAATTGCCCCTGTTCTACCCATTCTGTATCTACATAGGAAGCCCAGAATGCTTTTTTCTTTATGTCCCATCCCAGCAGCTTGCATTGTGACCACAGCTTTTCATATTTACCGGATGTTGGTGTACCTGACAACAGAACAACGCTTTCTGGTTGTAATCTCAGAATGAATTTTGCTCGCCGTGTAGTCTCATTTTGTATCAGTGAAGATTCATCCAACATCAAAGTAAAATCCTTTATATGGATCAATGACATGAAGCTAAAGGGTCTGTCCAAAAGTATGATAAAAAATACTCTGACCTGTCTGCAAGGTGCCATGAATTACGCCATACTGCCGCTGAATTATATTCAGTCTAATCCCTGCATTCCGGTAAAAGTCGGTAAGATGCCAATAGATGTAGATGCAAAGGCTCATACTGAATATATCTGCCCCAAAGAAGAATTTGACAGGATCCTTGCACGTTTTCCAGAAACCAGTTATTTTCACCTTTCCCTTGTAGTACCTTACAATGTCGGGACACGAATCGGTGAGACCTTCGCTATAGACCTGGAAGAAGATGTGGATTTTTCCAAACATGAACTGAAAATCAAAGGTCAGATGTACAAGATTGAAAAGACCTGGTTCATCAAACCACCTAAGTATGACTCCCACCGCACTGTCAAAATAGGGCAGACACTTGAAAAAGAACTGAAATATGCGATAAAACAAAGAAAAATAAACCGGCTGAAATATGGCGGTGCATATCTGAAGACTTACCTGCTGCCAGATAACTCTATCACTCAGGTCAGGGCTGACATAACAGTCCCACATAAAGAGATCACGCCACTGTGCGTAAAAGACAATGGTGAACTGGTCACACCTGACTCTTTCAAATACTGTGCCAGAGTCATTCACTGGGAACTTGGTAACCACCTGTTCCACGCCCACTGTCTGAGACATACACATGGTACCATGCTGGCAGAAGGTGGCGTAAATCCAAAGACTGTTATGGAACGCCTTGGCCATAAAGATATAGCAACCACATTACAGACATATACGTTCAATACTGAAAGTATGCAGCAGTTCGCTGTAGATGTGTTTGAAAAGAAAATACAGGCATAAAAATAAACGGTTGAACATCCCTGATTCGTTCAGAGTGTTCAACCGTTTTTCTATAATTTTATTTTGTGGGTGGCAAATCGGTGGCAAATAGACTGAACTTCACAGTTTCAAGCCTGTAAAACCGCCTATTTACGGGAAAGTAAAGCCACAGTCTCAACGGTATTCCCTTTGTCCCACAAAAGCTCCGTAACTTCCCCGCCATCCTTGAACACCGGAAAATTCAGAC